CCTGAGACTGGATTCGGCGCGCGAAGTCGGCGCCCGCGACGATGGCCACAGCCATCGCCTGGATGCGCACCATGGTCGCAGCGCTGTAGCCCGCCGCGGCCATGGCTGGCTCCAGCGCGGCAACGTCAGCGATAGCGGCTTCGAGCACGAAACCCGGCACCGTGATGCCGAGCATCTCATCGAGGTAGGCCGTCGCCTGCGCGAGCGTGAGCATGGCGGGCGACGGCGGCGCGCGGGCTCAGCCGGCGGCGGCCTGGGCCTTCTTGCGGGCAGGGGCGGCGGGCGCTGCAGCCTCGGCAGCCGGCGCGGCGGCGTCACCAGAGCCGGCGGCGGCCTGGGCCTCCGTGACGGCTTCCGGGTTCACCACGGGCTCGCCAGCGGGCGCCTTGACGGGCTCGCTGGTCAGCTCGGCGGGGTTGACCACGCTCACGAGCTCCAGCGGCGCGCCCTCCGCCGGCTCGGTGTCTCGCACAACCTCGTCGCCGACGTTGTGCAGCACCAAGCCGAAAGGACCGAGCGACCCGTACTCGCGGACCACGCGACAGACGTAGCGCTTGCCGTCCATGATCAGAACGCCCGCGCCCAGAGGCAGCCGCGCTTGTTGGTGCTGTCCGCCTTGATCAGCAGACCGACCGCGCCCCAGGTCACGTAGTTGAAGTCGGCGAACGGGTGCAGGCGCTGGATCGGCGTCGTGGTCACGGCCATACCGATCACGGGCTGGATGTGCTCGCTCGACAGCGGGATCATGAACAGCTCGTTGCCCGAAAGCAGCGAGGTGTCGTTGATCAGCTTGATCGCGGCGATGCCGGGCAAGCGCAGCAGGCCCTGCAGGAACGTCTCGAAGGCGGCGTCGTTGGTGCCGCGGCGCAGCAGGTTGAACCAGATGGCGGACGACACGTAGAAGGTGATCGGCGTCCGAACGAAGTTCACGGCCTGCTGCTGCTGCAGCATGGCGATGAACGCGTTTTCGATCACCGTGTAGGTCGTCGCGCTCGCGGTCAGGTCGATGCCGGTCAGGTTGAACGACGCGACGTTGGTGGAGGTCTTCAGGCCGCGCGCCTCGTAGCCCTTGAAGCGCGTGTCTGCCACGCCGTTGACGATGTGGCGGACGATCTGGCGCGTGGTGGCGCGCGTCGCGTTGGCTTGGTCGTCGGTCAGCGCGTCGAAGCCTTCCGAGCGCTGGGCTTCCACCTCGCGCCACTCGCGGCCAAAGGCACTGTCGTGGATCAGCACGAGGCTGCCGTCGTAGTCGTACACACCCTTGCTCAGACCCTTGGCGATCTGGCCGCTGATGCTCGACTGCGCCACACCGCTGTCGCTGTTGCGGCGGTACTCGGCAACGATCTTGCCGATGCTCACCGGCTTTGCCAGCGGCAGCAGATCGTTCAGCAGCGGGCCACCCTCGTCGCTGACCATGATGGTCTTGGTGGTCGAGTCCATCTCGCGCCAGGCGTCGCGCGGCAGCACGGCGGCCGCATTGGCGGCCTGCTGCGCGGCGTTCAGGTGCGGCAGCCCGGCGAAGTGGCGCTGCGTGGCCTCAAAGTGCGCCCGGGTCGAATCGACGAAGCCCCACTGACCAGCGAGAGCTTGGTTGGCGGCGATTGCGGCCTTGGTGAAGAAGAAGCTCATGGGCCCTCCGTTACTTGAACTTGACCAGCACGAGCTGATCGTTGGCAGTGGTCGTGATCGTTTCGCCCGCGAAGGCGACGATCACGTCAGTACCGGTGGCGATGTCGAGGCGGCCTGCGCCGGTGCTCGTCAGCGGCGTGAGGTCGCGCACCAGGGCTTGGCCGGTGGCCATGCGCACACGGTAGGCCTCTCCAGGCAGCGGCTGGTAGGCCTGGACGGTGTCGCCGGCAGCGTAGGCCACGGCCTCGCCGTCGAGCATGTTCAGGTCGGCGATGAACACCAAGCCGCCGCCGTTCGCAACGTCGTGCAGCTTGAAGGTGTTGGCAGCGACCAGCAGCAGCGCGCCGGGAAGGATGGCGCCAGCGGCGACCTTTTCGACCTTGATCGGGTCGTTGTCGGTGGCCTTGGCCACGCGGATGACGTTGTAGCTCATGGTCGGTTCTCCTTATTCCGGGAGCGAATCGAGGCGGGCGACGCCCGCGTTGCCTTGCATGGCGCTGCTGCCCGGCAGCACCGGCGCAGCGGTCGTGCCGTTGGCGCGCAGTTCCTTGCAGCGCTTCAGGCCCATGGCCTTGAAGTCGTCGGCCGTCAGGCCCTTGGAGTTGGCCGCCAGCTCGGTGGCCAGCGTCGCCAGCTCGGCGGCTTCGGCCTGCTGCGCGTTGGCCTGCAGGGCCTGCAGCTGCGCGTTCGCGGCGGCCAGCTCGGTCTTGAGCGGCGCCTCGGCGGCAGCCTTGACGTGGGCGTTGTAGGCGTCGACGAGCTGCTGATCGGTCAGCCCATCGGTCGAGATGCCCGCGGCACGCAGGGCGTTGACGATCATGTCCTTCATGGGATCCCTCTGCAGGTTGTTGACGGGCTCGTACTCGCGCTCCTCGCGCACCTCTTGAGCAGTCCCGGAAAATGCTACGGAGCCGTCCGACGACACCGAGTAATCCTGGCGGAACATCTTCCCGGTGCTGTCGGCCCAGATCGCGTAGCGCGCGAAGACCTCGCGCACCCAGGCGCCCTCGGCGAGGCCGCGGTACAGGCCGTCGCGGATCTGCTCGAAGCTCAGCTCGGACTCGTTGCCCAGCAGCTTGCGCAGCCAGCCGCGGAGGCCCTCGTCGCGGCGGTCGAAGGCATCGCCCACGGCCACGGCTTCGACAGCCACGGCCTCGCCGGCGGCGTTCAGGAACATCCCGACGCCCTGCTCCGGCGTGCCGGCGCCTTCCTCGTTCAGCAGGATGGCCGAGTGGTCATAGACGATGTCGGTGGCCACGCGGCTGTATTTCTTGCCCAGGCTCTCGCCGTTGGCCGTGATCGCCTTGCAGTAGAGGCCGGTGCTCACGTGGATGGGCGCGGCGTTCGTGCCGTTCATGGCCGCGTCCAGTCGCTCGACGAGCTTCGCGCCGTCCGGGTGCGCCTTGGCCTGGGCCTCGTTGACCACCACGTCATAGACCGTCCGCCCGCCCTCATGGCGCACGTTCTTGCACACGGCGCCCGCGTAGCTGCTCAGCAGCGCGTCGCCGCTGTTGGCGCTGATGTAGCGGCCGGCGTCGTCCTTCGGGTGGCCAGCCGGGGCGGGCTTGCCCTCAAGCGACGGCGCACCGGCGGCCAACTGCTCGCCCGGGTACAGCATGCCGTTCATGACGATGCCGTCGACGGCGCCGACGACGTTCTTCACCGTGTACCGGCCGCCGGCCTTGGACACGGCGCCGGCATTGACGGCCGACAGGACATGCACGCGGGTGGTCTTCATGCCGGCGCATGCTAGGAACGGGCGAAAGAAAGCCCCGGCATCTTGCGACGCCGGGGCCGAGGTGGGCCGGAGCCCAGGAGACAACAGCGATGAACCGGCCACCCCTAGCCGGTGGCGCGATGCTACGGACTCAGCGCGCGGGCTTCTTTGCGGCGCCTCGCTTCTTCTCCCACGCCTTGAGCTCGTCCACGCTGGTCTTGCGCGCACGGTCGGTCAGCATCGGCTGGCCGTCGTCGTCGAGCAGCGCCTCGGTGACGCTGCAGTGGCAGCGGTAGATGTTCCCGTCCCGGCTGTAGAAGTCCCGCACCTCGGCGCTGGTGTACGTGCGCCCGTTGCGGATCGCGTGATGCGGCCGCGTGGTCGGGATCAGCGCCGACTTCCACAGCAGGCCGATGTTCATGCCCAGGTTCTCGACGGCCCAGTCGCGCTCGTCCAGGCGGGCCATGCGGAGCGTGTCCGTGATGTCGGTCTGGGCGTACTGCTCGGCCCGCGACCGCGACACCCCCAGCCGCTCCTGAATCTCGGCCACCACGGCGCGCGGGTTCTTCCCGTCGACGATGCCGCGGCCGATGATCTGGCTCAGGGCCGACTTCTCCCCGGCGGCCAGGCCCGTCCAGTGCTCGTAGGACTTGATCTGCGCCATCGCCACCCGGTTCTGGAAGCCCTGGCTCATGAGCGCCGCGCCGATGTTGCGCGACGCGGCGTAGGCCGGCGACAGCGCGGTGAGGTTGGCCACGCTCTGCGCCAGCCCGAGCTGAGCGGCCTCGGTGTCGAACTGCGCGTACCAGTGCGTCCGGTAGCTGCCGCCGGCCACGGCCTCGATCCAGCGGTCGAAGGCCTCGCGTAACGCCTGCGTTACGGCGGCCAGTTCCTCGGGGGTCATGGCGTACAGCGTGCGCGGGATGCCCGCCCGGTCGTAGGCGTTCGCCTGCACCTCCCCGATCACGCGGATGCGCCGGAAGATGGCGACCACCTCGGCCGCAAGCCCGGCCCAGCGCTGCCGGATCGCCCGGATTGCCCGGCGCTGCACGGGCCCGCTGCCGGTGCGGTCGGTCGTGTCGCCCGGGATGATGGGCGAGCGCGGGCGGATGCGGGTCACGGCTGCGGCGGCAGCGCGCCCGGGGTGCCCTCAGCAGCAGGATCGCCCTCGCCCGGCATGTCGTCGAGAACGTCATCCTCCTCGTAGTCGAGCACCTTGCGCACCTCGTTCTCGCTGAACGGGGCATTCCGCCCGGCGGCCACCATGTCCTTGTTGATCGCGGCCATCTTGCCGCCCAGGTCGGCCTTCTCCGCGTCGCCCATCGCGTCGAGCGGCTTCCACTCGACCTCGAAGTCCGAGGCCTCGACGATGCCGCACGCCTGCAGCCGCCGGATCACCGCGGTGATGGCGCCCGTCAGCAGGTTGCGCTGGCGTGACTTGCACCGCGCGTTGTCGGCGGACTTGTCCTCGTCGCTGGCCAGGCGCCCGGTCTGCTGCCCGAAGAGCAGCGTGAACGGGATGCCGACGGCCGCCGCGAAGGTGTTCGCCGCGATCTCCCACGCGCCGCGGGGGTCGTGCATGGTGGTCTGCAGGGCATCGACCGTCACGCCCTGGCCCACGATGGCGGCGTCGGTGTTGGTGTTGATGCGGTCGACCCGGTCGTTGATCGCATCGCGCACGTCGTCGGGCGTCACGGCCGTGCCGGGGGTCTTCGGGGCGACGAGCTTCGTCGGGTCGGCGTCCTTGTCGAACACGAACCGCAGCGTCCGCGCGCTGTTCTTCAGGTAGCTCTCGGCCGCGCCGCCGCTGACCTTCTCCAGGTCGACCAGGGCATTGAACCCGGGCTGAAGCAGCGGGATGCCGTCGAAGAAGTCGTCGCCGACGGCGCCCTCGGCCAGGATCACGATGCGGCTCGGGTGCACGTCGACCCATTCCTCGGGCTTGCCCTGCGTGTCCTGGCGGTCGCTGGTGCGCATGCGGTACTGCCACATCAGCGGCCGGCCGAAGGTGTCGCTGCTGCTGTCGCTATCCCAGGCGGTCACCTTGAGCTGGTGCTCGTAGACCGGCACCAGGTCGACCAGCCGGGCAGCCTTCAGCAGCGGCTCGCGCAGCTGCTTGCCGTCGGCCACGCGCAGGATCAGGCCCGAGAAGCGGCCGACCATGTTGCGCCGGTCCCAGTCCTGCAGCTTCGGCCAGGCGCTGACCTTCTCGAGGATGCCCTGCAGCCGGGTCTCCCAGGGTGTCTCGGTGTCGCTGGCCTTCAGCTTCACCCGCGGCCACTCCTGCCAGCAGCGGTCGAGGACGTGATGCACGGCGCGGAAGGCCGGGCCTCCGCGCAGGTATGCCTGCAGCAGCTTCTCGGGACTGAGCGTCTCGGGGTACCCGAACTGGTCCCAGGCTCGTGGCCGCTTGGCGTCAAGCGAGCCGTAGACCAGGGCCTCGCGCGAACGGGCCAGTGCGCGCAGGTCGTCGGCGTTGATGTGGATATCGGGCATGGCGGGGCATGCTAGGAACGGGGCGCCTAGAACACCATCGACCGCGCCTCGGGCTCCAGCAGCACCGCGAACCCGCGCGAGGCCGCATCCACCTGGTCAGAGTGCAGGCCATTCGGAAACGTGCGCAGCTCGTCTGTGAAGTCGCGGTTCCACGCGCCGCGCAGCATCACCGCGTTGCCGGCGTTCACTTGGCTGGCCAGCGGCCGGGCTCTGACGGTCTTCTCCCCGCTTTCGGTGCTGAAGTGGCACTCGTGGCCGATCAGCAGCGCCGCGAACCCGGCGACCTGGGTCTTTCCGGCCTGACCGGGGTCTTGCGGCAGGCTCTGCAGAATGCCCTTGCCGTCTTGCTGCGCGGTCGCCTTGATGAAGGCATCGCGCTTGTGCACGGCGAACTGTTCGCGGCGCGCGTCGGCGAACACGACGCGGCCGTCCTCCAGTAGCCCCACCTTGACGCCGGCCGTGTAGCTGCCGGCGCCCTCCGTGGCGCCCAAGTCCCAGCCGCGGCACCAGCGGATGCGGCCAGCCGGCAGCGCGTCGATCACGCCAATCATGTCGGGCTGGAATTCCTCACCCCCGGGCGGCGCCGGCCGCTGCTGCAGCTGCCCGGCCACGGCGTAAGCGCCCATGACCTTCTTGTCGCGGTCAACGACGGCGCGCGGGAACCGGGCCGGGAACAGCAGCTCGCCCACCTCCGTGCGCGGGTCAACGAAGCCGATGCTGGTGGCCTTGCGCGGCGCTTCCCATTCCATCGGCAGGCACAGGTGCTCATAGCCGAGATCGCGCGCCAGGATCAGGCCGCTGATGTCAGCCTCGTGCAACCGCTGCATCGTGATGACGATGGCGCTGCGGTCGGGGTTGTTCAGCCGGGTCGGTAGCGTCTCGGAAAACACCCGCTCAGCCTCGGCCAGCGCCGCCTTGCTGTGCGCGTCTTCCACACTGTGCGGGTCATCCCAGGCCACGCGGTCGCCGCGGCGGCCTGTCATGCTCTTGACGGCGCAAGACTGCCGCCAACCGGTGCGCTCGTTCTCGAAGTAGGTCTTCTCGTTCTGGTCGCCGGTGAAGGCCAGAGGCCACAGCCCCTGGAACCACTCGGACTGGATCAGCCGGCGCATCCGCAGGTTGTCGCGCGTCGCGAGCGTGGCCTCGTGGCTGGCGCCGATGAAGCGCTGGTGCGCCAGGCCCCGCGGCCCCCACTCCCAAGCCGGCCACAGCACGCCGGTCATCAGCGACTTCATCGTGCCCGGCGGGATGTTGATGAGCAGCCGCGTGATCTGGCCCGCAGTGACGGCCTCCAGGTGCTCAGCCATGGCGTCGATATGCCAGCCGTGCACGTAGGGCTGACCCGGCTCGAGCACGGACCACGCGCGGCGGATGAACGTCGTGAGGCTGCGGCTGCAGGCCTCGCGTTCGATGGCGAGCCAGTCAGCCTCGGACAGCAGCATCGCGGGCGGCGAGCAGTTCCTGCAGGGCCTGCGGGGAGAGCTTCTTCGGATCGATGCTGGTCGTGGGCGGCGCCGGGGCGTTGATCCGCTCGACCGTGGGCTTGTTCGCGGCCAGGAGGTTCAGCGCCACCGAAGCGGATTCGTTCGCCAGTTTCGACAGCACGCCTACGCCCCGCAGCGCCTCCAGGCTCTTCAGCGGGTCCTCGTCGTCGACCTTCGCCACCTCGGCATTGGCCAGGGCGTTCAGGCGGTGCGCCGTGGCTGCGCCGTGCATGGCGGCCGCGGCCAGGTTGTCGCTGATGCTGCGCAGCTTGTCGGCCAGGGACAAAGCCTCATGCTGCTGGGCAACGGGCAGCGCGGCCAGCGCTGTCTGAGCCGCTGCGACCTGTTCGGCCACTGTTCGCACCTGTTCGGATTGTTCGCATAGCTTGCTGATCGTCGACGGCGCGACGCCGAACTCCCGGGCCAACGCGCGCACCCCTTCACCAGCAACACGGCGGCGGCGCACCTCGGCCTGCTGGCCTGGTGAGAGCGACTGCGGCTTAGCCATCATGCCCCTCCCCATCCCATGCCCGCACCTTCTTCCCCCGCGTCTTCGCCTTCGCCGACGGCTTCGGTGGCCGCTGCTTCGCCCTGCGCACCCGCTCGCGCTCCTGCCACTCGGCCGTCTCCTCGGGCCGCTGGCGGATCACCCGCAGCGTGCCGTCGGCGTAGCTGCGCTCGACACGGTACGGAGCGGGCGTGAACTGCTCGGGCGCGCCGAACCGGCCGGCCTTCAGCGACTGCACCGTGGCGGCCAGGCCGAAGATGCTCGACACCGCCACGGTCTGCACCGGCGGCGCGTCCGCGGCCGAGACCACGCGGCGCACCGGCGCCGGCTCGGGCAGGTCGTCGCGGTCGAGCTCCCGCAGCGGCGCGCGGATCGGCAACTGCAGCAGGCAGGCGAGCGCCTGCACGGCCACCCGCCAGGGCGTCGCCGGCTTCGGCGGGAGGGAAGCTGGCGGCGCCGGCGGGATCGGCAGGTCGGTGAACAGCAGCATCTGGCGATCGGCGGCGGTCATCCGGTTGAGGTTGATCGGCGGGCTTGTGATGCTTCCCAGATCGCCTTCATCGTCACACGCAGCCGGTCTGCGGCGTCCTTGCCGCGGCGCTGCTCGACCCCTTCGAGGTGAGCCCGTCGCTCGGCCAGTGTCGGCAGGGCGACGATGGCGCGCGCCTCGCACTCGTGGCGCCAGTGTTCGCTGTCTGATGGAACCTCGCGGCCGTCAAGTAGGCGGACGATCTTCACGCTTCCACCCTCGACACGCGGTAGGTGACGCCGAACAGCACCAGCCGTGCATTGCGCCGTGCCTCGATCGGAGTCGGCCACTCGGCCTGGCGAGCGGGGTCGAAGGCCACTCGCACCGGGGAGTGGTTGCCACGGCCGACACGGCGAAGGATCAGGGTCATGACCAGCCCGCTTTCACGGCCAGCACGACGGCCTCAATGGTCGACAACTGGAGCTTCCTGCGCATGCTCGCCAGGTGGGCGTCGAGTGTCTTCATCGCGCAGCCCATGCAAGCGGCCATCTCGTCGCGCGGCAGCCCTTTGCACAGCAGAACCAGCGCCTCGCTTTCGCGCTTCGTCAGCGCAGCCGCGGCAAGCTCGTCGGCGGCGGCCTTGGAGTCGGCTTCGGTGATCACGCCGCAGCCCTCATGCCGGAAGCCACGAGCGCCACGCCCAGCGCGGCCCACGCATGCGAGGCCACGCCGTAGGTGCCGCCTGGCGCCTTCTTCGTCCCCGGCGGCCCGAGCTGGTCGATCAGCGCTTGCCGCACGTTCGGATCCTTGGCCCTGGTCGTGCCGCAAAGCCGCAGCTTGACCTCGGAGCGCTTGACCATCCGCACCGTGTCGGGCGAGTGCCACGCCTGAACGAAGCGGCCGGTCCAGAGGATCGTCTGCACGCTGTCGTCGCCGATCGGCATGCCGCGGGCCTCGAAGCGCTCGATCGCCAGCGTCATCGGCTGCACCAGCCCGGCCTGGACGTAGCCGCCGGTCATGCGGATGCGCTCCAGAACGTGCTCGTTCGGGCTCACCCCGGACTCGTGCACGTGGTGGCCTTCGAGGATGGCCCAGCCGCTCTGCGTCGTGCCGGGGTCGATGGCGAGGATCTTCACGCGGTGGTCTCCTTCGGGTTGGCGAGCGTCTCGGCCAGCGCCGACACCGGCCGCTCTTCGCCGCGAGAGCACAGCCGCTCGACCGGGTGCCTGCGGTCGTCGCGCAAGTGCAGCGCGCAGCCGTTGCGATGACGGCACCAGCCGCCCATGCACGACGGCATGGCTTGGGCTTGATCGTGGGTCGTGCTCAAGCGGCCACCTCGTCGGCAATGTCCGCCTCGCTCGGGCGCGACCTGCCGGCCAGCTTCGCCTCGCAGCATGCAAGCACCCACCGCTGGCTGGCCGTCAGCGCCCGGCCGCTCGCCTCGACCTCGCGCAGCCGCAGCGCGACGGTGGCCGCCTGGTTGCCGGTGATGCCGCCGGCCGCGCGCTGCAGCCGCTGCAGAACGGCCTTGCGCTCGGCCGGCGTCCTCGGCGCCGGCTTGCCGCTGTCGGCCTCTGCGCAGTAGGCGTCGAAGCAGCCGCGGCACTGCGCGCCCAGGTTCGCCAGCGTCTCGTTCGGCGTCCAGGCGCCGCACTTCGAGCACTTGCCGTTGTCGGCGTGGAACTCGTCGGCGACCTTGCGGTCGCGGTAGTCCGCGGCGCTCACTGCAGCAGCCCCGTGGCGGCCGGCGCACCCAGCAGCAGGGCATCCATGCCCTCGCGGTGCTGCTCGGCCTTGTGGGCAGCGACGAACTGCCGCTGCAGGAACGCGACCTGCCCGTCGTCGGCCCGGCGCAGCGCCAGCATGCCGCCGATGCTGTCGACCGCGGCGCGCGTCGCGGCCGGCAGACGGGCGTACCCGGCGCCGCCGTTGCGGGCGCACTCCAAGGCCTCGCCCCAGGCCAGCGCCGCGCGCTGCGTCGCATCGCCCTGCAGCTGGCGGATGATGTCCGCGGTCTTCGGCAGGAACTGGCCGCGCTCGGGGTCCTTGCGGTGCGCGACCATAGCCCGCTCGACGGCTTCGACGGGGAAGCCGCCGAGGTCTTCGAGCCAGAACTGCAGGTGCAGGTCGCTCACCTGGCGCTCGTAGTAGGCGTAGATCGCGGTCACGGCCGTGACCAGGCGGCGGCGGTCGTCGGGGGTCATCCTTGGCTCTCCAGTCGTTCGATGAACCGCTGCGCAACGCCGATGTTGTGCAGGGCGATGGCGTCGGGTTTGCTCACGGCGCCGGGGCGCGGCGCGGCCTTCAGGGCGGCCTGCAGCCAGGCGACGGGCTGCAGCGGCTTCTCGGTGGCGCAGCGCTGCAGGGCCGCGATCACCGCTTCGTCGCCGTGGGTCTTGCGCATCAGGCCCAGCATCGACCGGGTGTTGCGGTCGCTGACGCCGGCAGCGGTCAGGAGGGGCAGGCCGAGGCCGAAGATCACGTCGGCAGCATCGGGCGGATGGGCCTGCGGCGGGTCGGCGCTTGGCGCCGGGCCGCGCGGCGAAGCCGCCGTCTTCTCTCTTTCTTCTCCCTGTCCCTGTCCCTGTCCCTGTCCCTGTCCCTGTCCCTTGGATGCTGTGACAGGCTCTGTGACAGACGAAGGCTGGCTCTGTGACAGAGCTTGTGACTGCCTCTGTCGTGCTTCCTCTCTGGCTTTCCTCGCAGCCTCTGTCCGAGCGCGCTGCGCAAGCTTTGACTGCCACGCTTCGCGGGCCTTCGCCGCCACCGTCGGGTGGTAGAGCCGGCCGTCGTCGCACTCGACCCAGCCGCGCATGGCGCCCTTGCGAACCTTCGCCCACTCGCGCATGGCCCGGCCGTAGCCGCAGAGATTCGCCAGTTCCTCGTCATCGTTCGGCAGGCTGGCGGCTGGCTGCTGATGCCACGACGCGCACCACAGAAGGACAGCGGCTCGGAACTCGTCGCCCGAGGCTTTCGCCGTCAGACCGGAGTCGCGCAGGCGAACAACATCAAGCGGCATGAACGCGAAGTCGCGCAGATCAACCTCGGCAGCGACCAACGGGGCGGGGTGGTTCGTGTTGATGTTCACGCCACACCCCCCCACGCCTTGGCCAGCCCGTAGCTGACGGCTTTCGGGCCGGTGCGGCGCGGTTCGCTTTCCTGCCCCGGCTCGAAGGCCACGAGCAGGCCCTGCGCCGCCATCTCGGCCAGCATGGGCCGGATCTGCCGCAGATGCAGGCCGGTGGCCTCGGCAACCTGCGGAGCGCTCAGACGGGCGCTGCGGCAGGCTTTGAGCGTGTCCACGATGGCGGCCACCTGACGCTCGCCGCGTTCGATCATGCGGCCCTCCTGGAGGCCACCTCAGCCCACGCCCGGCAGTCGCGCGGGTCCAGGGCTGAGCGATACCCAGGCGGCAGCTCGCGCACGGTGTACCGGTGGTCTGCGCCGCTTGGGCAGGCGGTCAAGCGGGTCGCGCTGGTGGTGATCGGCTCGACACGCGCGGGCTTCTCGGCCGGATGCGAGCGGGCGTTGCTGCCGGGCTTTCGAAGAGCTGCGGCGATGTTGTTCGGCATCACGCCTGCGCGCCCCATGCTGTCGCGCTTGTCGTGCAGCTTCGGGCCGCGCGCAGTGGAAGCATCCGGCTTCGAGATGCGAACGCGCACGCCAGAGACGACGAACGTCGTCGCAGACGGCTCACCTTGAACGGCGCGGTCGGGCCTGGTGTTGCGGGACTTTCCCAGCATGCGGCTCACAGCCTTGCGCCGGCGCAACTGCTCAACGTCGGCTCGGCGTTTAACTTCGCGTCGAGCTTCCGCGGCCAGACGCACCAAGTCGTCATGCGCGGCCGCGGCCATCTCGGCGGTCGGGTAGTAGCGGCGACAGCCGTGTGGCCCTGCCATGAAGATGCGGCCCGTGCTGGCCATGTACGAGACAAGGCCGCCGCCTCGGGCAGCTCCGGCGCCATCGCACAGTTCGGCGTAGGCGCATCCTGGATTGGCCGCGACGAAGGCGACGACCCGCTGGCCGGCGCCGTTTGCTTTCGGCATATCAAGCGTCTCCTGAGGCGCACGCAGTGCGCGGTGTGTTCCGATGCCCTGCCCGGGCTGGCAGGTGCAGTCCCATGGCGATCAAGCGGCCTTCTCCAGCTCGAGCAGGCGCGCCTTGAGCGCGGCCACTTCGGCGGCGCGCGAGTCGCGCAGCACGACGTCGCACCCCATCTGCTCGGCCATCCACTGCAGGGGCGCAAGCGAGTTCGTCGCGTGCATGAACGCCACAAGGCGGCGCGCCCACTGCTGGCCGACGCCGCGCATGAACCGGCTCATGTAGCCCTTGCAGATGCAGATGGCGTCGGCGATGTCCTGGTCGTCCATGCCGCTGGCCTGGGCCGCGAACTGCAGCGTCTGGCTGAAGCTGGCCCCAGCGATCACGCTGGCCGGCAAGGCCGTGGGCGGCAGGGGCGGCGGAGCCACACCCAGCAGCGCCAGCGGGCGCTGCGCGGACCACTGGTTGCCAGGGGTTGCCTTCGGTTGCCGGTCGATGCCGGCGATGCTCTCGTCCATGCAGCGCTATCCCTTCACGAAGCGGCCCGAAGGCCTAGGCGGTGGTCAGGCGGCGGCCTGCTGGGCAGGTGCGGTCTGGGTGGTGGCCGGAAACTCGTCGGTGACGAGCTCTGGCCAGATCCGGTGCCAGTCGTCCGGGCGCAGGTCGCGGCGGGTGACCGCACCCTTCGTCGCGCGCTCGATGGCGGAGCAGTGCTCGACAGGGACAAGCCCTCCTCGTGCGCGCCAGTTGCTGACCGCCGACTGACCAACCCCGATCAATCGGGCCAGCTCGCCGACTCCCTTTGCCGCGCTGATCGCGTTGTTGAGTGCTTCCATGCCGCGGTTCTATCACGTTCGTGATAACCAGGTCAACACGGGCGTGATGCTGCAGTCGGGCATACCCCCGTGGATGGATACCCTGGCATCACGACTGCGCGAGGCGCGCAAGGCAAAGGGCATGACGCAGACCGACCTAGCCAGGGCGGCCGGCGTCGCGCAGAGCACGGTCGGCAACGTCGAGTCAGGCGAGCGCGACGGCGCATCGTCGCTGGCCCTGCTGGCCGAGGCCCTTGACGTGCGGTACAGGTGGCTGCGCGACGGAGAAGGGCCGCGCGAGGTGCCGCGCACAGTCTGGCCGTTCTCGCCAGAGCTGCAGGCCCGCATCAGGCAGCTCGACACCGAAGCGCTGCGCAGGGCTGAGAACCTGCTCAGGTCGCAACTGGACATGGACGCGCTGCCACGGACCGAAGCCGCGTCTGGGAAACAGCAGCACCTGGCCGCATGACGGGCGACGTTCGCACTCTGCCCCCTGCCCACACGCGCAGTCAGCGCACGATTCACCACGCAAACCCCTCGGTTGCGGTGTTATGCATACGCAGCGGATGGGGTCTTTGGCTGCAAAGGGAGACCCATGAAAACTAGACGCCTTGCCCTGCTGGTCCTGGTGGCCGCCGCCGTCGCCGGGTGCGAGACCCCCGCGCCGTCAGGGCCGGTAGTGCCGCTTGAGCATGTCCAGGTGCACGAGGCTACGGGCCTGACGAAGCAGCAGCTGTGCACCGCGGCGCGAGATTGGGCCGCGATCACCTTCAAGGACTCCAAGGCCGTGGTCGAGGTCTTCGACGCTGAGCAGGGCAAGATGATCGGCAAGGGGCGAAGCACGGTGCCGTTCATGGGCACGTCGCAGCCGATCGACTTCACCGTGATCGTCGAGTGCCGCGACGGCCGAGCGCGGGCCACCTTTGCCGACCCGCTGATGACGAGCATGAACAGCGGCCAGCGGTTCCCGGCGTCGACCTCGCCCTCCGCGGTGTTCAGGGCGAACGTGCTCGCCGAGCTGGGCCGCATCGACGGCCTGCTGGCGGCCTACCTGAAGAACCCACGCATCGGAGGCCAGTGGTAGCCCGGACATGCGGGCGCTGCTAAAGCGGAGAGGGAGGGGCCATGACGAAACCGATCAAGGCCGGGCTTAAGAGAGCCTACGGCAAAGTGGTCATCACGCGCACAGGCAAGGCGCTTGAGATCACGTTTGAACCACAGCACGATTTGCCGCCGGGGCATCACCCGCCGACGATCACGTACCTGCTGTTCGCCCAGCAGGTGGCCGACCTGCGCGATGTGTTCGAGTCGGCCATCACTGAGATGGCGACCGCGGCCACTCCACCGTCCAGCGGCCCAGGCGGGCCGCGAAGCCAATCCCAGCCACTCAACCCGCTGACGCGCCGATCGCGCAGCCGCTGAACCGCCCCCGGCACCGGCTTACGCCGCCTGTTGACCTTCCGCATCACACCCTCCCGAGCCCGCCACGTGCGGGCTTTTTCACGCCCTGACGCCGGGCCGGCTGACCCCTTGAACGTGGGGGTGTGTTGCCACCGTATCACAAACGTGTTGACAAGCCTAATCACGTTCGTGATACTTCTTCCATGCCCTCACGAAACCGCCACCCCGG